CATCGGTAACAATTATTTGATTTGCTCTATTATCCCAAGCCTTAACAAACCCAGAGGCATTAGCAGCATTGATAGTTTTCCCTTCAAACACCAGCTCGCCTATCTTATAATCACCAGAACCCGAACTTAGATTAATCTTCCTTTCACCTGTTTCGATATAAGTGCTGTCATAAGTATTTGCTGTGACCTTGCGAATAATCTTGGTGTTGCCATTAATCGGTCCATAAAGATACGCTTTGACTGTAAATGTCAGCGTCCACACTAGTGTTCTTAATTGTTCTGATGTACCAACATCATCAGACACAGAATAATCAACAGACTCAAGTATAATTGGAACATCGACATTGTTACCAACATCAGCAAGGTCAACTGTTAGTGTATAGTCTGGTGTGAAGTATGGAAGAATTTGCTCTATGAGTTGCGTGCCATCTTCAGTGTTTCTGACAAATATGTTCAACTGAAAGTTATAGTTGTATGGTGCAATTTGAGCAGATTTAATTGTCGTGTTTGAGTTTGGACTAAATTCTTGAGAAAATAAATTTCTTTTGCGCAAAGGATCGTAAGTAATCGATGTGAGTTCAAACGACATGCGTGGTAAAGTGATTTGAACTGCACGATCTAGACCAGGATCTTGCACTAAACGCTGATAAAACTTTTCTTTAGCCATGTATGACAAAGGAACAGTGATTCGTTCGATCTCTGTTGTTCCTGCTTTATCGTATCTGACCAAACGAATGTTGTTGAACATCGTGCCGAATGCTACGACTAATTTTCTTGTAATTCTGTGATAAAAGTGTTGTCTCGAAAGCATTATTCGTCACTCGTTCCAAATGGATTTAATTCTGTCCAATCAAGAACATTATCAGCTTCGGTTTCTATGTCGACATTGTCATCAAATTCATCATTTGTATTTTCTTGAACATTTCCACTAGCCATAAACAAAGAGACACCGCTAACAGATCCAACTATTGCGCTATTCGCAGCAAATTCGCCCTTAATATTTCGTAATTCTAGTTTTAGCGTCGGTTTATCCCAACTTACAACATATCCAGTTGCTGTTGCTGCAGCGAGCGATGCACCTTGATACACTTTTTCACCTAAATCGAATGTTGCGCTACCGTTTGCTGTCATAGTATATGTTACAGCAAAAGAAGTAACATCTTGAATTGCATCTATTTCTAAAATTCCTGTATTGAAATATTCACCGTTGTACTTGAATGTTTCAATATTTAATCCGTACATATATGGTGCTTTTTTTCCTGCTTGGAAAAAGTTTTTTTCTTCTTCAACCTGTTTTATTTCTAACAATTTTTGTTGAACAGGAAGATAGATTAGATCTCCTTCTTTCGGTGTGTTTCTTAATGCTGTTGGGACATAGCGTTCAAATGTTCTACGAGCAACAGCAACCTTTGCTGTTTTTTGAATTTCAAGACCAAACTTCGCAAAAAATTCCTGGTTGCCCCCAAAGTCATTAAAAGTCTCAAGGTACATATCTATCGGATAGGCTTTATAAAATGCTTTGACTGGATCATCACCATAAATTGTATCAAACGATGACTGAGACTCACGCGGGATATAAAAAATATCAATACCGTGATTTTTAATCGACTCGATAACGAGATCTTCTACAAGAAACTGTTCTCTTGTAGCACCTTGATTGTTAAAATACACGCTTACTGGCATAAGATTATCCCACAATCATTTGTGGTGGAAGCTCGTATTCTTCTCGTAACTTGGTGTGCAACAGTTCAATCTCAGCAACTGCATCGTTGTAGATCTTCTCGCCGTTTACCACAAGACCGCCTGGTAGCGTGTAGTTTGTATATTTGTTTAGATTGTTGCCCCATTGCATCTTGAACAATGCGGCTGTGTATGACTTCAACCAAGAATCATTAAAGACTTTAGAGTATACTGCTGGATCAACAATTTGAGTTGCCTGAAAGACAATATAATCGCCAACCGCAAGTCGACCAGCCCAATCCATATACAGATTGATTCGATTTACTTTTTTATTGTATGAGAATGGAATCTCACCAGTAACAATCATATCAAGCATTGCAAGGTGTTCTCTTGCAATCACATAATAAGTGTACGAACTGGATAGAAGGTTATAGAAATCGTTAAGTCTAATCTGATAGTTAATGTCAAAGATATTGAATCCTTGAGAACTAGAAGAACTAATAGACCCAGAACTAATTGGCAGCAGACGAGTAACGCCAGAGATATTGTCCGACACTTGAATGTAGGTATTAGCAATATCTCCAGCGGTTACTTGGTGAGCCAGATAGATATCTTCTGTGCCGTCGTAGTGGTAATCGCGGAACTTTTGCAATGCATCATCGATGCGATCTTCTAATTGATCGTCATCGACATTGATATCAATTACAGGAAATCCGAGTTTACGGAGACAGTAATCTTTTAGTTGTTCTCTAGATGCTGGTGATGCCATTTAAATTATACCTTATTTTGTATTTCTCACAATAGCATCACCAATATCATCTATTTATTATGCCGCTGGCGCAGGTGGCTGCTGTGGCATTTTTAGTTTCCTAGAATATTATTACTTGTTAGGTGCTAGTGGCCAAATGATTGCAAATGGATCTTCTGTTTCAGTTATATTGCGTAACTGTTGACGGTAATTTGCCCAGGTCTGTTTCGTTGCATCATTAAGTTGACAGTCAGGAAGCTGCGTCCAGTCACATGATGATAATAAATTATTTCTATTAGTACGAATTTCACGCCATTTTGCTTTTATTAAAATATCTCGTTCTTCTTGGTTAACATCCCTGATAACCCATTTTTGTTGCCAAAACCCATCAACCAATTCAGCTCCTCCATGAACATATACTTTATCCCACGGAAGGTACGGAGCAGCAGCCATTTTAATTACTGCATAATTTTCAGGAGGCACAAAATTAACTGGCCATGAAACATTTGGATGTCTTAATTTAATATCTCCCGCATAGAGGGGAAATTCACCTGTTGATGTGTCAATATATGCTGTCATTATAAATTACCTTTAAAAGCTGTATTACTACCTATAGTAGTAGATCTTGTATTTGATAGAAATGATCCCGAGTTACCTGTTACCACTGTTGCTGTACCATTTGCTATAGTACAATTAGCATATGCAGCATCAGTTTGAGAAGTTGTATTATATTGCATTGTTAAACCTGATGTACCAAGTGTTACACTAGTGTTTGCTTTGCCACCATTTGTGGGCAATTTCCAAACAAATATAACACCTATATTTGCATTAGCTGTTCCAGTAAAGGCATTGTGTAATACTGATATATACATCACATCGCCACGGATATATAGACCACGACCATCCATATTTGGTGAAGTATAAGTTAATGTGCGTTGCCATTGTATAGTTCCACTCGAATTATATTTTACTATATATATTTGGGTGTCAAATAGATCTTTGTACATTACATAAACATTATTACTAGAATCAACTTTAACGTTAAGACCAATAATATTTCTATTAGAAATATAATATTGTCTTATCCAATCAATTGTTGAACCATCTGCACTAATTGATGCAACAAACCCACGCGAAAAATCGCCAGCCACAAAACCACGACCTGTTACTAACAATACTCCATTTGAAGTGAGTGCTACATCATTAATATAAAGTTCATTATTAGATGGAGGATTCAATTGTTTTTGCCATTGAACATTGCCTGTAGAACTTGTTATTTTTGATATAAACCCATGTCTGTTTGGTGCAGCATCCTTGTAATCGCTTGATCCTACAGCAACATTGCTTGTATCAACATCTATAGATGTAAAATTGCCTGCATATGGTTTTACAAATCTTAATGACCACTGTAAACTTGTTGCAGTTGAGTCATATGCCCATAAAGTTTCAGCAAAACTAGTGGTACCACCATAATAGATGTTATTACTACTATCTACAGCCATAACACCAGATTCATTAGTGCTACCCTCCGTAGAACTGCCTGTTTTAATAGTCACATTAGCCTGATACTGGGCAGTAAAATCTGTATTTGCAGATCCAATACTGTTAAATCGATGTTTCCATGAATCTTCAGTGCTAGTATATCCGTTATGTGGGATCCATATAGACGACGTTCCTGCTGGGTTGACTGCTGGTGCGCCCCAGGTTCTGTTTGTCATCCCATCAACCCCTGATTGTGTGTTTGCTTCTCCGTTATTAGTCAATTTCCATAATGTGGTTCTTGATGAATTTGCTGTGCCAGTATATTGATCACCAGTTACATAAATTTCACCAACACTATCAACACATATACCACCTAATCTCCACACTCCATCTGCAATTCGAGTAACCCAGTAGTTTTCACCACCAGTTTCTCGTCGCCCTAAAAATACTAAATTAGTAGATATAATTGTCATGTTTTATAAATGTGCATTCCACGCCATGTTGTGCCAGTATTTATTGTAATAAATCCAAGGATATCTGTTCCACCCGCTGATAGTACAGGAGTAGTAGCATTATCCCATGCAACTGCAGCTGGCCAGGTCATAGTATAACTGCCACCTGCCGCCAGTTCAAGATAGAACGCATAAACTCTGTTCGTGGGTGCATTTGAAAATGTCCAAGTTAAGTTTGCATTTGCAGTTTTAGTAAAATAATTTCCTGCACTACAATCTATAGTTGATGCAGCTACAGCAACTGAATTAGAACGCACACTTAATATATTAAAGTCCGCATTACCACTGACAGTTGTAGTTAAAATTTCTGGTACTGTCCATGTTACAGCAGCAGAACCATTGACTGATTTTCCTGTGCCACCAATTGTAAAGGTTCGACTTGTTGTCCACGTATCTGCAGTACCTGCATTAGCAACATTCAAATTAGCAACACGAGTTATTGATGCAATAGTTAGCGGAGCAGTTCCTGTAGCAACTGTACTAGCAATAACGCCACCAGAAGTTAAACCTAAAGTAATATTCGCATTACCGATAACATTAAGATTCGATCTTGGTGATGTTGTTCCAATTCCAACAAATCTACTCGTCGCATTCGCAAATAGAGTGTTGGTTCCAAACGCAAATAAGTTTTGATTTAGATTAAATGTTAAATTTGCGCTGCCACCAGTGGTTCCATTATTGTTGAACAAGATTTGAGTGTTTGATCCACCAATAGGACCTGTGGCTCCTTGGACTCCCTGAGCACCTTGTGCACCGACAGCACCCTGGACTCCTTGAAAACCTTGTCGACCTTGTGCGCCCTGAACACCGACAGTACCAGCAGCACCTTGAGCACCAGCAGCACCAGCAGCACCTTGGACTCCCTGAGCACCAGCAGCACCTTGAGCACCAGCAGCACCCTGGACTCCCTGAGCACCAGCAGCACCTTGAGCACCAGCAGCACCAGCAGCACCCTGGACTCCCTGAGCACCAGCAGCACCTTGGGCACCAGCAGCACCTTGAGCACCAGCAGCACCTTGGGCACCAGCAGCACCAGCAGCACCCTGGACTCCCTGAGCACCAGCAGCACCTTGAGCACCGACAGCACCTTGAGCACCAGCAGCACCTTGGACTCCTTGAAAACCTTGTCGACCTTGTGCGCCTTGAACACCCTGCGCGCCTACTAAATTAGTTTGAGGTCCTATCCATGTACCATTTGCTGCAACAACTTGACCGTATCCATTAATGTTTAATGCTAAAGCTGATAAATTATTGGTTACATTTGCAGTTCCAACGACGTGAAGGTTTGATGTTGGATTTGTGATTCCAATACCAACATTACCACTTGTTGCATTTGCAAATAGAGTGTTGGTTCCAACAGCGAAAACAGTAACAACATTAATAGTTGATGTATTAATTGTAGATGGGTTTGTTCCCACCTCAATTACAGTGTTGCTAGAATTTTTTGCAAAAAGTCTTTTATCTGCTGTGTTGATTGCTAACTCTGCGCCATTTGCAGAATTAGTTAAATTTGCAGCAGATGGAACTGCTGTATTTGTGTCACTTTTTTTAGTTAGTATTGTTGCCATTTAAATAGTCTTATGCCCAACCTCGAGCTGGATTATTTGGAGCTGCAATAACTAATTCAGAGATGGATGAACTGTCAAAATCTTCAGCAAGAACTCTCAAATTTACATGAAATCCATCAATTGGTGCCATTGCTGAAAATTCTATTCCAGATTCAGAGTCTAAAATCATTTCACCAGTAGGTTTATAGATAACTCCGATAGTATCTAATGCATATTTATATGCATCAGTAACAACATATTTGTCTGTTAAAAATTCTACTAAACGCTGTTTTGGAACTTGTTGTTCTCGTATCAATACAGCGTTAATGTGATTATTTTCTGGTTCAATTAAATGATTTGTTGTAAACTCAACATTATTATCAGAAACATACACATATTGAGTTACAAACTCTCCTTCAATATCTTCAAAACGAAAATCTGTTGCTTGTTGTGTGATTCCAGCTGCAGTTAAAACATCAAAAAGCTCTTGGCTAGATGGTGCTTTTAAATAAAAGTCAATCATAGTTTTTCCTCAAAATAAGGTTGCAAATATTTAGGTTATAGTGTAAGAGCCTGAAGTTGAGTGTTGGCGAGGCGGGTGGGGTAGTAGGCGATGCGGCTGATGGTGCCGTTAAGAATAGAGCCACCAGCCCCAAGCGAGCCAATAGAAAGCCTATCAACAGTTGGGATTGCGCCAGATGTATCAGTGTTAACGGAACCGCCATTCAAGGATGCAGCAAAATTATTTGCTTGATATGCCCCGACCATTTTAAATGAGGTAGAGGTTGAACCAGTTAATAACGCCTGAGTTGAACCACTACTACGAATCTGAAATTGCGCTAAAGCAGAATTCCAATAAATGTTAATGGCGTTATTGTTCGTGCCATCGCTAGCAGAAAAAGCAACATTTGTTCCAGAAAATGCGGCTGATGTATTAACAACAACCGTCCCCTCACTCGCGTTGTACCACGACGAGAAATTCGTCCCCGTCATGCTCGCTGCATCCGCATTGCGCGTGAGGGCGGTGGTCGTCGTGGGGATGTAGGAGGTCGCAAAGTCTCCAGCTTCTAGTTGAGCGCCCCAGATGTAAATGCCAGAAGTGCCGTCGCCAGTTGATAATGTGTTATCTGCGTTTGTTGAATAAATGCGTTGTCGAGACGCGGTTGCACCAGTTCCCGTAGTTCTTGTTATCGCACAACGATACCAGCCGTTGCCAACTGGAGTTATCGACGCCGTAACATTAGCACTAACAGTCCCTACCGTTCCCGCGCTTAAATTAAACCACGCGCCAATGTCTATGTTTTCTGGTCCGCGAGTGGCTAGATTAGACCAAGACCATTCGCCTGCTTTTGCAAAACAAGAAAATGTAAAAGTTGTTGATGCGGTCAAAGCCACGGTTGCAAACACTTGCCCGTTTCCTAACCCAGAATTTGTAATTAGTTTGTCGCCTGTTAAATTCCCATCGGGCGCAATAATTACATTGCTTGTAACGGTCGCTTGGTTTTTTTGCCAATGAGCATTTGCAAAATCTTCTGAATACAGTTCTGAATTCGTCCGCTGCTCCTCAATGAGCAAGCCTCGCGCTGCGAGCGTAGTGGGGTTGTAGTCAAAGCGGGCAACGCCAGAGGCAGCCGACGTCAGTACGCCCAACTGGTTAAAAAATGTCGCCGTGGTTGCGCGGGTGAAGGTGATGCGGGGATCAAGTCTACCCATATTCGCAAAATCTATATTGAGCGACGGGGAGTTGGTAGGAAAATTGTTTGACAGACTCATTTCGTGAGTGCCTGTAAGGTGGTGTCGGCGAGGCGGACGGGGTAGTAGGCGATGCGGCGGATGGTGCCTGCTTTAACTCTGTTTACGCCTGCATGGTCTGACCCAATATCAAACCTTGTAAGCGCCGTTGGAATTGTTGCGGAAGTATCTGTTGCAACCGTCCCACCATCCTTACAAACCGCAATGTCGTTTGTTGCGTAAGCGCCGCAAAATTTGGTGTTTGTGTTAGCAGAAACGGCTACTGCCGCTGAAGCACCACCGTCAAACACGCCGCCACTTGCAGTTATTAGTTGCACGAAGCCAGTTGAAGTAACATTATCAACCACTGCGTTGTTGTAAGAATTGTCGCTCGCCCTTACAAGAAATTGATTACCACCAGAAGCAGGCTGCGAAAGAGAAAATTCCACAAACATTGAGCCGCTTGATTGGTTATACCACGACGAGAAGTTGGTCCCCGTCATGCTCGCCACATCTGCATTGCGAGTCAGAGCGGTGGTGGTAGTGGGGATAACGCTCGTAGCAAATGCGCCAAGTTCAAGTTGGGGCAAGCCGATGCGGAGGGTGATGTCGATGGCGACGCCAGAGGAAAAAGTACAATTTAAAATCGCATTTACGAAAACGCTTGTTGCGTTTGCCAATGTATAAGTGTGGGTATACCGACTTAAAGAAGAAGTCGGCGTAAATGTTGCGAGGTTTGATTCATTGGTAGAACCGCCAGAGATATTGCCTCTAATACCTATTCTGACTGCTGTGATGTTTGTGGTATCACCCGCCACAAGTTTTACATATTGCGAAGCAGACCATGTCTGCCCAGAGGCTGCAACAATTTGAGTATTAGATTCAAAAAGTACCGATAAAGAGGTAGTGCTAGTTGTGCCAGACACCCGAAAATCAATGTATGTAATACCGTTTTCAGTACCTGTACCCACCACTTCTTGAACAAGCGTCCCAAGTCCAATAGTCGCCCAATTCGTCGGCAACGTCCCTGGCGTACCCGCCACTGCACCCACTCCCGTGTTGTTGCGGATGGAATTCGTCCGCTGCTCCTCAATGAGCAAGCCTTGTGAATTCAGCGTGGTTGGATTATGATCGAATCGCGCTGTGTTAGCAGTTGCTGTTTGTAACACACCAAATGCATCAAAGTATGTTGCAGTGCTTGCACGAACAAATGAAATTCTTGGATCAAGAACTTTAGATCTTGCAAAATTTAAAAGAAGTGATGGTCTAAATGCTGGAAAATTTGATGAAATACTCATTAATAAGTCCCACCCCCAATCGTTCCAAAATATTCACCAGCCACAGTCAAATTTGTTATTGATACTGCTACTGAATCTTGATATGCCATGGTGCCCAAATATTGATTTAATGGAATTTGATTTGGTGATGTTCCAACATCAAATGCAGAGGCAACAAGATATTGAACACTATTTACAGTTTCAGTAATAGTACCAGTAGAAATTATGTTTCCCGAAACAAGATTTGAAGTTACATTTGCAGTACCGATTACATGAAGATTAGATGTTGGGAGAGAAGTTCCAATGCCGACATTTGATGTGTTCGCAATTCGTAATACTTCAACACCACCTTCACCAAACGCAATTGTGTCCGCAGCAGGGAAGAAGATACCAGTATTATTATCACCAGCAGTTGTTATTGCTGGGGCTGCAGCAGATCCAGCACCAACGGTTAGATTTGCGGAAACATTAGCAGTTCCAACGACATGAAGAGTTGATGTTGGATCCGTTGTTCCGATACCAACATTACCAGTATTTTGCACAGCAAATCTCTCGCCGCCATTAATACTGATGTAAAATCTTTCATGATTTGAAAGCGGCTGGAATCCGAATTCTCGAGCATATGGACCACCGCTAACAGTTGCCGAAGAAATTATTCTGTGGATTCCAGAAATTGCAGAAATTACAATTTGATCGGCAGCAGAACCACCAGAGAAGCTCGCAATATCACCAGCTGGTCCAAGCACATCTAATTTATATTCAGGAGTGGTTTTTCCTAAACCAACACGACCACTGGTAGCATTCGCAAATAGAGTGCTGGTTCCAAACGCAAATAAGTTTTGATTTAGATTAAATGTTAGATTTGCTGAGCCGCCAGTGGTTCCATTATTGTTGAACAAGATTTGAGTGTTTGATCCACCGATAGGACCAGTAGCACCCTGCACACCCTGTGCTCCTTGAGCACCAGCAGCACCTTGGACTCCTTGAAAACCTTGTCGACCTTGTGCTCCTTGTACACCTTGAGCACCTTGTACACCTTGTGCGCCAACAGCACCCTGCGCACCTATTGCTCCTTGCGCTCCAACAGCACCCTGCACACCCGCTGCACCTTGTGCTCCAACTGCTCCCTGAGCACCAGCAGCACCCTGAGCACCGACAGCACCCTGAGCACCAGCAGCACCTTGGGCACCAGCAGCACCTTGTTGACCCTGAGCACCAGCAGCACCTTGAGCGCCGACTGCTCCTTGTACACCTTGCGCACCTTGCGCACCAGCAACACCTTGTGCGCCTTGAGCACCAACAGCACCTTGTTGACCCTGAGCACCAGCAGCACCTTGGACTCCTTGAAAACCTTGTCGACCTTGTGCTCCTTGTACACCTTGAGCACCTTGTACACCCTGCGCACCAACTGCACCTTGTGCACCGACAGCACCCTGGACTCCTTGGACTCCTTGAAAACCTTGTCGACCTTGTGCTCCTTGTACACCTTGTGCTCCTTGTGCACCAGTAACACCTTGTGCTCCTGCGACACCTTGTGCACCAACTGCACCTTGGACTCCTTGGAATCCTTGTGGACCTTGCGCTCCAGTGTCACCTTTATCACCAGTGCGAACAAATGTCATAATAACATTAGTGCTATTCGGAAAGTTTGATCCGACAAGTGTTGTGTTTAATCCTGCTACAGGAACTACGAACCAATCAGTAACATGAAGATGCGTGCCATTGATATTAAAAAATGTGTATTCTAGAACATTCGCTGAATTTGCGATCTTGAATGTGCCCTTAATGGCAGAAGTAGAATCGTCAATTGTGTTTAGATAATTGAATACATTTGCGCCCAAACGATCGATGTTATCAATATACATCTCGGTCGCAGATAGCAATGTTGAATTATTAAACTTGACGAAACCAGCAGTTGGATCGGTGTTTGCTGTATTAGCACTAAACACATAATCAAAGGTAGCGCCACCAAATGAACCAGTGGCACCTTGAACGCCTTGCGCGCCAGCTGTACCTTGCACTCCCTGAAAACCTTGTCGACCCTGCGCCCCCTGAACTCCTTGCGCGCCAACAGCACCTTGGACTCCTTGAGCACCCTGAGCACCAACAGCACCTTGTACACCCTGGAATCCTTGCGCTCCTTGTGCACCAACTGCTCCCTGAGCACCAGCAGCACCTTGGGCACCAGCAGCACCTTGTACACCTTGAAAACCCTGAGCACCTTGAGCACCTTGGACACCTTGCGAACCTTGCGCACCTGTGGCGCCCTGTACACCTTGAGCACCAGCGGCACCCTGTGCTCCTGCGATACCTTGAGCACCTTGTACACCTTGAGCACCTTGTGCTCCTGCGATACCTTGAGCACCTTGTACACCTTGAGCACCTTGTGCTCCTGCGATACCTTGAGCACCTTGAGCACCAGCAGCACCTTGGACTCCTTGAAAACCTTGTCGACCTTGAGCGCCCTGAACTCCTTGTGCACCAACCACACCTTGTGCACCAACTGCTCCCTGAGCACCAGCAGCACCTTGGGCACCAGCAGCACCTTGTACACCTTGAAAACCCTGAGCACCTTGAGCACCTTGTACACCTTGAGCACCTTGTGCTCCTGCGATACCTTGAGCACCTTGTGCACCTACTGCACCTTGTGCACCTTGAGCACCCTGAGCACCGACAACACCTTGAAACCCTTGTGCACCCTGGACTCCTTGAAATCCTTGAGGACCTATTGCAGCAGGGTTAGATGTATTTGCACTAAATGCAATATTAGCATTTCCGCTAGAACCTGATGTTACTACAACATTAATTGATGCAGTGTTAGTGAAGTTTAGTGAAACTGCATTCAATGTTGCAGCACTGTTTCCAGAAACACGAACAGTATTTGCAGCATTGTTGGCTGCACCAAATGCGCTAGTTGCTACATCATACGCTGTTTTGACTGAGTTTGCTGTTGCAGATTGTGTGGTGTCTGTGCTGGTGACTGTATCGTTTAGTCTTGCTGAAATAGTGAAGGTGTCTGTAGTCGTATTCGCAGTAAGATTAATTCCTGTTCCTGCGGCGATACTTAAAATATCAACATTCGAATCCGCAATTAATAGTGAACCATTAGCGTTAATGGTTTCAAATGTGTTTGCTTTGACGCCAGAAATTTGCTGAATTACATTTGCTGCGCTCTTAAAATATAAAACGCCATCAGCATAGTTGAGCGCGAGTTCACCATATTCTAGCGTTGTATTTGCTGGAATATTACCAGTCGCGCCTGATTTTTTAATCTGAATTGTTGTTGACATTAAAACGTATCGCTAATTAAAACTAAATTGCTTTCTAGTGTAGATTCATTATTCGTATTTAGAGCTGGTGGATTTCTTTTCTTTTTTTGACTCAATTCAGCATTTTTTCCTTTTAGCAATTCAATTTCAAAATTTAGCGATGCAACTTTAATATCATTTTCTTCTTGCAGTTTTTTTATAGTATTGCGCGCTTCTACCAACTCTTTTTTAAACGTCTCTATATGGTTGTGTTTATTTGAGAGTTGATTATTAGAATCATTTAATTGATGTTTGAGCGTATTGACGCTCTCAGAAATTGAATTAAATTCGCTCAATTTGGCTTCAAGTTCTGCAGCTTTAGATGAAGATGTTGTGGCTACTTCGTTTGAAACTTCAAGTTGTGCTTGAAGAAGGATATTTTTATTTATCGCTTCATTCAAAGTATTATTTAAAATCTTAATATATGTGTTAACGAATATTTGATCATTCATAATCTACTCCTAGAAGGAGCCACCATCTAACATAGCAAATGCTGGGACTCCTGCGTCAATTTGAAGAACCTGCCCTTCTGTTCCAGTCGCAAAGTTATAAGAACTTGATGTTGTATTTCCAAAAACAACACCATTAGCAACCAATGTATTTCGACCAGTGCCACCTGAAGCAATAGAAAGTGGAGATCCTAATGTCAGCGATCCAAAAGATCCTGTACCTGTAACAGAAACATTTTGAGTTACTGAAACATTCTTAGAAACATCTAGACTATTATTAATAATCGTGTTTCCAGTAGCAGCACCAAGTCTAATTGTCGTTGCAGCCCCACCGATGTTTAATGTTGTAGCACTGGTGTTGGTAACATTAAATGTAGTGGCTGTGGTTGTTAAATCTCCACCATTAATTGCTAGATCGCCAGTAATTGTTGCGTTCGTTGCAACATTAATCGATCCACTAAGATTTGCACTAGTAAGTGTTGAGTGTCCATTAGCAATTAATGTTTGAACACCAAGCGATGTTGCATTAACAAGCTGCGCATCCAAATTTGCTTCAAGAGTTGCTCTAATTACTGTGCCAATAACATTTGCGCTAGGATCACCGCCAGTATAATCTGTAAATAATTTGAAACGATTATCTGTTGCGTCGCGAAATAATCCAGCAAAGGTGTTTGAATTATATACACCATAGAAACCAATATCAACAACATCGGTTGTATTATTGCTAGCAAGTTTGATAAGCGAATCTTCAACGGATAATGTTTCAACATTAACAGTTACAGTATTTCCAAGGACAGTTAAATTTCCTGATACTGTTAAATCTTTGCCGATTGTAATTGTGTCGCTGAATGTTTTATTTCCAGCGAGCGTGTCGTTGAGCATAGAGCCAACAACTTGCTGCGCGCCAATAGTAACAACACCAGTATTGGAAATAGAAACATTTCCTGTTACACTAGTTGTTAGATACTGACCATTGGCATGACCAATTAAAATTCTGTTATTTTGATCAACATCTGCACCAGTAACGATAACATCGGTAAGTGTGTTGAGTGAAATATTACTAGTAAGTGCTCCGTCTACATAAGCCTTGGTAGCAACATGCGAATTAGCTGTTGGGCTAACGAGAATATCTAATTGCTGAAATTGCGCAGAACCATTTGCATATCGACGCACAAACGTGCTAGAACCATTTGCTGCTGAGCCATTGTCTAGTAAATCTGTATAGGTTTTACCACCGATATTAATTACGGTGCTGGCGTTTGTTCCTATGAATAACACATTACTCGCATAAGAGTAGGCTAATTCACCTGCTTGTAAGGAGCCTGGCACTGCGTTAGCAGTTGATCGTTTAATTTGGACTAGTGTTGATGACATTAGAATAGACCCCCATCTACATCAGGTAATGTTTTTATAACGTAGGTATTATTATTTGCTTGATATACCAAAACATCACCTTCTTGTTGTCCAGTTGTTACAACATTATTTAATTGTTGCAATCCTATGGAACCTACTAGGTTGGTAATTTTACTAAAAATCACACGCCCAATGTTGTTATTATTACTTACAACAATTCGATTAGGCGCAGATGTTAATTTAGATTTATTAGAAATAACTACTTGCATTATTTACTAACCTGTGGTGTTATAGTAATAATCCCTTCTACAATTCGAGTTACGATGTTTGCAGTATCCTCCATTTTAACATCATAGAGGTATCGACCAGCCTTAATATTAGCAGTTGTGGCTGCATTTAGGCTCAAATTAACATTACCATTGGCTGCATTAACAACTGTAATCGTTAGATTTGCAGTAGCATTAGCGGAATAGTAAGATTTACGAATTTGCCCAGAAAACAGGTAATTTGTGACATTAATCGCTGTACCATCGTCAGCGATTAGATCTAAATTGGTCTCAAATGTCGTGCCTTGGTCGACGGTGAGTTCTGTGTATGGCATAGAAATTCCTGCATGTAACTATTGTATTTATATTGTTTCAGTTTTAAACAGTTTTATCTGGAATTTTTTACAGTCAGATCTAGGTTTACTGAGAAACTAGAACCTTGATCACATGATAATTCTAAAAAACTTGCCATTCGTTTTCTCTGTTTATATTACACTACTTCTGCAAAACCATTTAATTCTATTGGTCGTGTTATCAATGTGCCACCACTATCTTTGATAATTATATTTCCAAAAGTGCTTTTGCTTAAAGCATCAACACCAGGTCCAACTTGCGCATCAACAGCAAAAAATCTATCTGTGCTCATGGCTAAATCAGTATTCGCTGCTGACGAGCCACCTGTGAGAGCATAACCAGCAGTGCGTTGAAATTGCACTGTATAATCGCCAGCAGCACCTGATGTTAACCAAGTTTTGTGGTAATATGCAGAACCACCCGCTGCTGTAGCGGTTTCAAATCGCATAACTCCATTAGCGAAAAATCTAATTTCACTATAACCCTGAGCATATGTAGAACCGTCGTAAAAAACAATTTCTTGAGCTGAAATAAGTAATGTAGAATTTAGGTCATAAGATGTTAACAAAATACCATTGGAATATTCTGCACCAGGAAAATTGATTCCCCAACGCATTTTGGATGCATTTACTTCAGAGTTTGTTCCAGTATACTGAGTTGTGACATTTCTAACATGGTTGTTTCCCCAGTTTAATTGTGTGCTTGAACCAACACCAAGTTCGGTGTTCACATTCGAAGCACTAACTTGACTTGGGGCTGGCATTAGTCGTTTCTCAATGAATCTTGAAGAGCATCAACCTTCGTGTTGAGTTCTTTAACAGCCTCGATAAGTAGTGGGACAATTTTAGCATAATCAAGAGTCATATACTTCTCATCTACAGGAGCTGGTTTGATAATTTCAGGCAATACTTTTTCTACATCTTGTGCAGAAACACCAACTTCTCTTTTCTCGGTGCTATAGCCAAGTTTACCTGCTTCTTCATTACCTGTATAATAAAATCCTTGAATACCATTTAGTTTGAGTAATGCGTGTTCAATTTGACCCAAGTATTTTTTGAGGCGCATATCAGAGTAGTATGCAATAATATCACCAGTTGCTCTAATTTCTCCAGTGCTACCAGCTGCAGTATTAACACCAATTGCTGAATAGCTGACGCCAACGCCTTGTGCACCTACACCAGCAGCGCCTTGAGCACCTGGAACACCTTGGAATCCTTGAGCACCTTGTGCACCTTGAGCGCCTGGAACACCTTGGAATCCTTGTGCACCAGGAGAACCTGCTGTTCCTTGGACTCCTTGTGCTCCCTGAGCACCTGGAACACCTTGGAATCCTTGAGCACCTTGAGCACCTGGAACACCTTGGAATCCTTGTGCACCAGGAGAACCTGCTGTTCCTTGGACTCCTTGTGCTCCCTGAGCACCTGGAACACCTTGGACTCCTTGTGCTCCCTGAGCACCTGGAACACCTTGGAATCCTTGAGCACCTTGAGCACCTGGAACACCTTGGAATCCTTGTGCTCCCTGTGCACCAACAGCACCCTGGACTCCTTGAGCACCAGCAGCACCTTGTGCACCCTGGACTCCTTGAGCACCAACAGTACCAGCAGCACCTTGAACTCCTTGAGCACCTTGAGCACCAGCAGCACCTTGGACTCCTTGAAAACCTTGTCGACCTTGTGCGCCCTGAACACCGACAGCACCCTGGACTCCTTGAGCACCAACAGTACCAGCAGCACCTTGAACTCCTTGAGCACCTTGAGCACCAACAGCACCCTGGACTCCTTGCGCACCGACAACACCTTGGACTCCTTGTGCACCAACCACACCTTGGGCACCTTGGACTCCTTGTGCACCAACCACACCTTGGGCACCAACAGCACCCTGCACTCCTTGAAAACCTTGTCGACCTTGAGCACCCTGAACTCCTTGTGCACCAACCACACCTTGTGCACCAACAGCACCTTGTACACCCTGGAATCCTTGAGGACCTAGTGCTGCTGGATTAGAATTATTTGCACTAAATGCTATGTTAGCGTTTCCTGATGTTCCGCTAGTTACAGTAACATTAATTGATGCGGTGTTAGTGAAGTTTACAGAAACAGCATGTAAAGTTGAAACGCCATTACCAGAAACTCTCACTGTATTGGCTGAGTTATTAGCAGCAGCATAAGCAAGATTTGCTTGACCATATGCGTTCTGACCAATAGTTGTTCCAGTATTCGCTTGGGTATATGCTAGGTTAGCCTGACCATACGCATTATTGGCTTGTATGTATGCATTTATTGCGGTTTCGAATGAATAGAAAGTTGTTCCGTTATCGCTCCAACCCCACTTATCATTATCTTCATTCCAACGCAGGAATGTATTTGTCGATGATCCACGATCAACTGTGATGCTTGCGTTTAGAGCTGGCGCACCAGTTGTGTTAGCATTCAACACAATATCATTATCTTCGATTTCTAAAGTTTGAACATTAAGTGAAGTTACATTTCCTTCAACTCTTAGATTTCCTGTAACAGTTAGATCTTGTCCGATTATCAAATTGCCAGTGATAGTTTGTTCACCTTGAGTTGTGACAATATCATGATACGCAACATTAGCATTTGATGTTACTTGCCACTTGTTACTTCCTGACAAGAAACGAACTTCAGCATTACCTGCACCAGTTCCACGACGAGTTCGGAATCGTGCGTCGCCATCGCTAACTGCACTTGCGCGCAATATTAATGTATCAGAATCGTTAGTGATTGTTCCCTGATTTACTTGCGTTCCAGTAATCGTTACATTATTAAATACAGCATTTCCTTGATTAATCGTATAACTACCTGCAGCATCAAGAACCATGTTTGTAGCAGTGGTTCTACCGTTTAGATTTGCTGTTCCAGTAACTGTTAGATTTTGTGACAATACAGTGTTTGATGCGACAGAAAGGTTTGATGACAATGTAGTATTGCTAGTGACTCCGAGAGTAGTTCCAACAGTCGCGGCACCAGTAACTCCTAGTGATGCGAGAGTAGCAGCACCAGAATTTAGTGTACCAGTAATTGTAGCGTTTTGAGTAACAGCAACATTTCTTGTAACAGCAAGATTTGATGATAGAGCTGTATTACCAGTAACTCCAAGTGTAGTTCCAACTGTAGCAGCACCAGTGACCCCGAGCGATGCTAATGTAGCAGCACCAGAATTTAGTGTACCAGTAACAGTTGCATTTTGAGATACAGAAACATTGTTGCTAACTGATAGGTTTGAAGAAAGAGTTGTATTGCCAGTGACTCCGAGAGTAGTTCCTACTGTTGCTGCGCCAGTCACCCCAAGAGATGCTAGTGTAGCAGCACCTGAGTTTAGCGTACCAGTAACAGTTGCATTTTGAGATACTGTTGCGTTACCAGTTACCGCTAGATTAGAAGATAAAGATGTATTACCAGTAACTCCAAGTGTAGTTCCAACTGTAGCAGCACCAGTAACTCCCAACGAGGCTAGAGTTGCTGCACCAGAATTCAATGTTCCAGTAATTGTAGTATTTTGAGAAACACTTACATTATTAGTGACTGAAAGATTTGATGAAAGAGCAGTATTACCTGTAACATTTAAGTTATTTCTAACTGTCGTTGTTCCAGTGGCTGCACCCATATTCAATGTTGTTGCTGCACCAGCCAAATTTACAGTAGTTGCCGTCGTGTTCGCTAAATTAAATGCTGCCGTTGATACTGTTAGGTCACCACCATCAACGTCAAGATCACCTGTGACGTTAAGGTTGTTCTTAATATTTGTAGTTCCAGAGGCAGCACCAATTTCTAATGTGGTAGCAGCACCTGCAAAATTTACAGTGGTTGCAGTAGAATTAAACACATTCATCGTTGCAGTGGATGTAGTAATATCTCCACCATCGATGTTTACATCTCCGTCAACATCAAGATTGTTATTGATGTTTGTTGTTCCAGAGGCAGCACCGATTTCAACTGTCGTAGCAGCACCACCGAGATTAAGCGTCGTAGTTGTAGTGTTTAATAAGTTAGCAGTTGCAGTCGAAGTAATATCGCCACCAGAAACTGTTAAATCTCCAGTTACAGTAGCATTGTTTCTAATTGTGGTAGTTCCACTAGTTGCACCCATATTAAGTGCAGTTGCATCACCAGCAAAGTTTACTGTTGTTGCAGTTGTGTTCGCGACATTCGCTGTAGCTGATGCAGTGATAATATCACCGCCATCAACTGTCAAGTCGCCATCAACTTCTAAATTATTGTTAATATTAGTCAAACCAGTAGCAGCACCGATTTCAACTGTCGTAGCAGCACCGCCAAGATTAAGTGTCGTTGTTGTAGTGTTTAATAAGTTAGCAGTTGCTGTAGAGGTAATATCCCCACCAGAAACGACCAAGTCACCAGCAACAGTTACTGTAGAGGTTGTATTACCTATCGTTACAGTATTGGCTAGTCTTGCGAAATTCACAGCAGTGGCTGAGGTATTCACCACATTAGCAGTTGCCGTAGAAGTAATATCGCCACCCGATACAGTTAAATCGCCAGCAACAGTTACTGTGCCAGCTGCTGCACCCATATTGAGTGTGGTAGCAGCACCAGCAAAATTTAATGTTGTCGTTGTAGTGTTGACAAGATTTGCTGTTGCAGTGGATGTAATATCCCCACCATCAACGTCTAGATCACCAGTGACATTGAGATTATTTTTGACGTCAGTAGTTCCTGTTGCAGCACCGAGATTTAATGCAGTTGCAGCACCAGCGAAGTTAACAGTCGTTGCGGTTGTATTTGCAACATTAGCAGTTGCGGTTGCAGTGATAATATCACCGCCATCAACTGTTAAGTCACCATCGACTTCAAGGTTATTATTGATATTTGTCAAACCAGTCGCAGCACCAATTTCTACTGTAGTTGCAGCGCCACCGAGATTCAATGTTGTTGTAGTTGTATTGAGTAGGTTGGCAGTAGCAGTTGATGTAATATCACCACCAGAAACAACTAAATCACCTTGTAGAGTTACAGTGCTGGTTGTATTACCGATCGTTACTGTGTTTGCTAATCTAGCAAAATTTACTGCTGTAGCAGAGGTGTTTACAACATTTGCTGTTGCGGTTGATGTGATATCACCACCATCAACATCTAAATCGCCAACTACATTTAAATTATTTTTAACATCAGTTGTGCCAGTAGATGCACCCAAATTAAGTGCGGTAGCAACGCCAGCAAAGTTTACTGTTGTTGCAGTTGTATTAGCGATATTAGCGGTTGCAGTTGCTGTGACAATATCGCCACCGTCAACAGTTAAATCGCCATCAACTTCTAAATTGTTATTAATGTTTGTTAAACCAGTAGCAGCACCAATCTCTACAGTGGTTGCAGAACCACCAATATTCAATACAGTAGTTGTTGTATTAAGTAGATTTGCTGTAGCAGTGGAAGTAATATCACCACCTGAAACTACAAGATCACCCTGCATTGTAACAGTTGATGTAGTATTGCCGATCGTTACTGTATTAGCAAGTCGACCGAAATTAATTGCAGTTGGTGAGGTGTTGAGAAGATTTACTGTAGCGACTGATGTAATATCGCCACCGAAAACAATAAGGTCGCCTTGAATATTAACTGTACCAGTCGTATTGCCGACGTTGATTGTGTTTGCGTTTTTGGCGAATTCCAACACATCTACAACTGTGTTAACAAGGTTTAACGTTGTGGTGTTGGCAATAATATCACCACCAGAGATAATCAAATCACCTGCAACAACAGTATCTCCATTAGCAGCTGACACTCTGAATCTATTGGTGTTTACAAAAACGTCGCCAGTTACTGAGAGATTTTGTGAAATAGCAGTGTTTCTGGAGATGGAAACATTACCAGTAATAATCGTGTTACCAGTTACTGTTAATTGATTGGCTACAGAAGCATCGTCACCAACAATAAGGTCAGTTGTAGTAGTTGTACCACCGATTAGAGCATCACCACCGCCTGCAAGAGTAAGCAGAGTTCCACCCGTTGAACGAGAGATAAGGACTGTACCATTAGCAACGGTAAAGTTTGAGTTATCCTTTACATATGGTTGATTGCGAAGGATATTTCTATCTGTAATTAAGTCATTAGTTCTTGTGCGCCAATCATCGAATGTATTCGTGACAGCAATTATTGCGATATTTGCGTTAGCCATTTTGTCCTCTGCTCAATGCCTGAAGCATTTGCTTAATTTCAGATATATCTGACTTCATTCTATTTATCTCATCATCCCGAGACTGGTTCTCACGATAACGACGCATTTCACTTTCGTATTTGGTAACTTCTGATCGATCGTTACATAAAATAGCCATGTTACTCAAATCGCGAGTATATTTTGTACCAGCAATCTTATACTTCATATTAACCACCAGGAACTGCA